TGGCCACCCTGGTGCCCGGTATCGATGGCAATGCCATCGTCGGCGCCTTTGCCGGGGCGGCGCTCGTCGCGCTGCACGCGCGGGATGTGTCGATGACCTCGCGCGGCATCTACCTTCTCATCAGCTGGATCGTGGGCTACCTGGCGGCGCCGGAAGTTGCGGCACGCATCGGCGTGCAGGCCACCGGTGTGGCGGCCTTTCTCGCGGCGGCGTTCGCCATTGCCGTGACCGTGCAGGTGCTGGAGCGGATCAAGACCCTCGACCTCACCACCTGGCTGCGTCGTGGAGGCTCCTGATGGAACACGTCCTCGCCGCACTGCTCTTCCTCGCCAACGCCATTACGTGCGCACGCCTGCTGCTGTATCAGCGCGCCGGTGCACGCTACCGCTTCGCCGTCAGCGTGTGCGCCTGGGTGCTGATCGTCAGCACCGGCAGCACCGCGCTCGGCGTAATGCTCGGCCTCTATGCCAACACGCCGATCCATCTCGGCGATCTCGGCGTGTCCCTCGTGTTGTGCGTGCTGAGTCTTACGGCACAGGGCAACGTCGCCGCCATTCTTCGGACGAACCATGACGACTAATCCCTTGCGCGCCGGTGATCACGGCGCCGCCGTCACCGTGCTGCAGCAACGTTTGAATCGTGCGGGCCACCCCGTCGCCGTCGATGGCTGGTACGGCCCGGCCACCGAGACCGCGGTGCGTGTCTTCCAGCGTAGCCGCCACCTGGTGGAGGACGGCATCGCCGGTCCGCGCACGCAGAACGCTTTGCTGGGTTCCCTGGATTCCCGTGCGCTCACGCAAGCGGATATCGAACGGGCCGCCACGGCGCTCGGCTGCGAGAGTGCGGCGATCAACGCGTTGGTCGAAGTGGAAAGCCCGCACACCGGCTACCTTCCCGATGGGCGCGTGGTGATCCTGTTCGAGCGGCACGTGTTCTGGCGGCAGTTGCAGGCACACGGCATCGACCCGGCCACAGTGCAAGCGCCGGTGTCGATCCTCAGCCAAACCCGGGGCGGCTATGTCGGCGGCGCCGCCGAATACGCGCGCCTGGCCCAGGCCGCCGCCATCACGCAGGAGCCTGCTATGGCGGCCTGCAGTTGGGGGCGCTTTCAGATCATGGGCTATCACGCGCAGGCGCTGGGCTACACCAGCGCCACGGCAATGGCTGCCGCCTTTGCTGTGGGCGAGGCCGAACAACTGCAGGCGTTCGCGCGCTTCGTGGAGAACGACGTCGAACTGCTGAAGGCGCTGCGCGGCCGCAAGTGGGCGGCGTTCGCGCGGAGCTACAACGGGCCGGCGTATGCCGACAACCTCTACGACGCGAAACTCGCCAAGGCATATGCACGTCACGCCGCGGCGCGGGCGTCTGCCGCGGAGGCCGCATGACGCTGGTGCGCCAGTTGCTGTTGGGCCTCGGCCTGCTGGCTTCGCTGTGGCTCTACCACGTCGTTACTCAGCAACGCCTCGCACTCGCGGAAGCCCGCGCCGACGCGGCGACCACGGCGCAGCGCGATCTCGCCGGCCAGCTTGCCACTGCTCAGGCCAGCGAACACATCGTCACGCGCTACGTCGATCGCGTGCGTGTTGTGCACGAGCGCGGCGCCACGCTTACCCAGGAGATTCCGGTTTATGTCACCGCCCAAGCGGATGCTGCTTGCCCTGTGCCTGTGGGCTTTGTGCGCGTGCACGATGCGGCTGCCGCGAATGACCTGCCCGGTCCCGCCGGAGTTGCTGATGCGCGACCCAGCGGGCTTGCACTCTCTACCGTCGCCGGCACCGTCGTCGACAACTACGCCATCTGTCACGCCGCCATCGAGCAATTGAACGCGCTACAAGCGTGGGTGCGCGCGAATCAGGCCGCGCCATGAAGAAGCCGGCCAGCTTGCGCCAGGCGCTGACGGCGGCGCTGCCGGAGCTTGCGCGCAATCCTGAGAGTTTGTTGGTGTTCGTCGACAAGGGTTCGGTGATCGCCACCTACGTGCCGGGGCTGTCGTTCGAGTACAGCTACACGCTCAACGTGGTCCTGACCGATTATGCCGGCGATCCCGATACGGTGATGGTGCCGCTCCTCATGTGGATTCGCGACAACCAGCCGGAGCTGCTCGACAACGTCGACATGCGCCCTGACGGCATTACCTTTGAAGCGGACATTATCAGCCATGACGCCTGCGATCTCAGCCTTACGCTGAAGCTAACCGAGCGCGTGATTGTGGCCGAGGGCGATGGTGGTCGCCTGGATATCGTGCATGTCGATGAGCCCTTGCCCGAGCCACGGCTGACGGCGAAGCATTGGCGGTTGTTTTTACGTGACGTGTTAATCACGGAGTGGGATCAACCCGCATGAGCGATGCGGATCTGACGTTGCTGGTAGATTGGGTGGATGGGTTGCTGCTGGCCATCCGTCCTGCCGGACGTCGTCGCATCGCGCGGTCGGTGGCGATCGCCCTGCGTCGAAGCCAACAACAACGGATCGCCGATCAGCGCAACCCGGATGGCACGCCCTATGTGCCGCGCAAGGTGCACAAATTGCGCAACAAGGCGGGACGCATCAAGCGCGGCAAAATGTTTAAGAAATTGCGAACTACCCAGTATTTAAGGACTTACCCACCCACCGCCGAGGGAGTATCCATTGGGTTCACAGAGCGGGCAGCACGGATCGCCCGTGTACACCAGTATGGGTTCACCGACCAAGCCTTCCTGAACGGGCCATCCGTCCGCTACCCAAAGAGGGTCCTTCTTGGCTTCAGTGCCACTGACGTTTCGCTAGTACGCCACCTATTGGTCCAATGCTTAACCGATTGACTTTCGTTTAGCAGAACAATTGGTTATCCTCTATCCAGACGCGCAAGGGGGGATTGCGGTGTACATTGGACGTTCAAAGGCTCCTCGGTTTATTTGGAGGTGGATTGACCGCACCTTTAAGGCGGCAGCTTTCGCCTTGGCTCCTCTCATTAAGGTAGATACAGCTACTGTCTGGCAGCAGGTCGCTCCGTTTATCAGCCATGTTCAGCATGGACTCTATATTCCTATCGTGCTTGTGATCTCTCCAATCACGGGATTCTTACGCCGCAAATCAGACAATGCGCGCCTTGACGACGTGCATAGTTTGCTTGATCAACTTAGAGATGCCGCCTTCAAGAATGAGACTCCCGAACTCGAGCAGCACCGAAGAGTCACCCTTTTTCAACACAAGCCGTTTGCATGGCATGCTCCATTTTTTGGCGGTTTTTTAGTTCCTGTTGAGAGATCAGGATCGCAAACACGCAGAACAAAAGCCTTTTTCAGGGCTCCTGATGATGGGGAACGTTGTGAGGGCGTAGCGGGTCGAACCTGGGCGAAGAACAAGACAGTCTACGTTGGTGAGCTACCCAACCTTCATAAGGACGTTGCCGATGCGAGTGTTCACGATTACGCACATTTGTCGTTCATTTCTGAGAAACGCACGCGGTGTTATCTCGACGACAACAAGACGGCGCCAAGGGCGCTCCTCGGACTGCCTGTAGAAGTAACCAATAAAAAGTGGGGTGTTCTTGTATTCGACAGCACCGCAACCACAATCAACGCTAGAGCTGCGAACCAGATTTTCAAGAAGCTAAACCCAACCCTTTCTGGCTATCTAAAAGGTCTCTGATATGAACATCGAATCCAAGTGGATATCCTTGAAGTCAGATGACATAGCGCCTGAAACAAGCCCAACGGATGCTCGATGGGCAAAGGAGTCGGCATCTCCCTATGACATCCCCACTCATGTTCGGTCATATTACGACCCATCAAGGGGTATCCTAAGCATTGAGTTTCGCTACATCTCTTCGGAAGAAGTGACCGAAGTTGCGGTGAAGCCATACTTTCAGTTGGTCTTAGGCAAAAGGACCAAACGAATTTATGCAATCCATTTCGACATTCACAATTTCAACAGAGACAAGCAGCGAATCGCAAAGGAAACGCGCGACAACATAGAAAGCTATGTTGGAGCCAAGGAACCCAACAGGGATATCACGATTCGCGCCATCGCCAAGAAACAGCAAAGCTTGTTTTCCGCTGTCGCTTGAACTCAAGAGGGCTGGGGCTGGCGGCCTAAATTTCCATCCAGCCCTGCATTGCTAATTGTTAGAGCATTGCTTTCAGTCTGGCCTCAGCAACCTCAAAATACCCCCTAGACACCTCAGCACCAATAAACCTGTGTCTTGCTTTCAATGCGGCGGCACCAGTTGTAGCGCTCCCCATAAATGGATCAAGTATTACGGCGCATGGCGGCACAATTGCCATCAATTTTTCCATAAGTAATTCCGGTTTGCTCACTTGATGTTTCTTGCCGCCAAGCTGCGGATGCACGGCGAACACGCCAGGCAGCACCACTGGATGGGCTTGCGTATTGATCGGTCCACGGCTTGCCCACACCACGTATTCCGATTGGCTACGGAAACGTCCGCGCTGCGGCCGGCAACCCGTGGTCTTGTCCCACACCACGATCCCTTGCCACACCCAGCCGGCGACTTGCACCGCATCCGTCATCGTCGGCAGCATGCGCCAATCGATGAACGTCAGCAGATGACCGCCGGGACGGGTGACGCGATGGCATTCCGCGAGCCATTGGCTCGCCCACGCCAGGAATCCGCGCTGATCACGAAAATCTCCCTCAAAGTCGGGGAGTTTGGTCTTGGCGTCGCTGTTGATGTACTTCTCGCCGGTGGGCTTGGCGCGTGCGGCCATGGTCTGGCCACCGGAGCAATACGGTGGATCGGTGATGACCGCATCAACGCTTGCGTCCGGCAGTGTGCGCAGCACTTGCAACGCGTCGCCGCGATGAAGCGTGTAGGGTGTGACTTTGTCGTGCATGGTCGTTCTCGCATGGCGCTCCCTGGCTCTCTGACAGGGGGCTCGGAACGGCCCTCAACGAATTAAATGTGCCGCAACGCGGGCACTTGATTTCGATCGCATCGAAGCGACCAGCGCGCGCGAGCAATTTCGCGCAGCGCGAACAGCGAACATCCTGCATCCGTAGGTTCTCTTGACGGGCGTGTTAGCCTCGCCGGGCTCCGTCGACGGGGTGTGGAGCCTTCGGTTCGGCTTGCAGGTATTGCTGCGGGTTGGATGGTCGGCATTGCGTTCCCGCGCGATGTCGGCCGCTCCACGTTGTAGCGTGAGGATGCCTTGCACGACACCACGCACGACAGAGTGATGCGGGTGTACCAATCTTTCGGTACATCGCCGTGCGCTCGCGTCACCCTGCTCGCCATCGGCAGCATGCGGGCATGCCTTTGCTCTTCGCCCGTTACGCATGTCCGGCCTAACTGCCGTCGATCTGTCCCAACTCCCAGCACCTGCCGTGGTGGAGGCGATTTCGTTCGAGCAGATTTTCGCGGAGATGCTCGCGGATCTGCGTGTGCGCGACGACACGTTCACCGCGCTCACGGAATCTGATCCGTCGTACAAGGTGCTGCAGGTCGCGGCCTACCGCGAAATGCTGCTGCGCCAGCGCGTCAACGACGGCGCCAAGGCGGTCATGCTCCCGTACAGGAGTGCAATGCGGTGATGTCGATCAGCACGTGCTATCCGCGTGCGCTGTATTACCAGCGCAACGATGTCACAGACGAGAGTTGGTATTACTTCCGCGTCAGCCAGCCCGACGACCGGCCGGCGGTGAAGAACACCTTCATCGGGAGTCAGATCACGGCGGCGTCCGAGTTTGGTAAGCGGTTGGCCAGCATCTGTCCGGGCGGCCTTTTTACCGGCAACACGCAGCAACTGATGCGCCTGATGGAAGAGCAGCTCGCCGTCATCAAGTCGGTGGAAACGATCGATTTCATCGGTTACAGCAAAGAGCACGGCACCTATGTGCTGGGCGATGTCGCCGTCAAGGACGGCGCACTGTACGAATTGAACAGCGAGGATTACTTCGAGATCGGCAAGCTCAACATCAAGAGTTTGCTGCACTCGATGAAGCTGGAGATCAACACGAACCGTGCCGATTACACCGACGCATGGTTTGGCCACCTCTGGACGGCCTTCGGCGTAAAGGGCTTAGTCACCCTCGCGTTTTGGTTGGGCAGCTTGTTTGCCGAACAGATCCGCGCACGCGACAAAAGCTTTCCGTTCCTCGAAGTCATCGGTGAGGCCGGTGCCGGCAAGACCACGCTGCTGGAGTTTCTGTGGAAGCTACTGGGCCGAGATCATGAAGGCGTCGATCCGACCAAAAGCACGTTGGCCGGTCGCACGCGCACCTTCGGTCAGGTGGGCAACCTGCCGATCGTGATGATCGAGGCCGATCGCTCCAACGGCTCAGATAAGCTGCATGCCAAGCAGTTCGACTGGGATGAGTTGAAGCCGCTGTACAACGGACGCATCGGGCGTGCCCGCGGCATCAAGAGCGCCGGCAACGAAACCTACGAGCCACCGTTTCGTGGCACGGTCGTCATCAGCCAGAACGCCGTGGTCGATGCCAGCGAGGCGATCCTGCAACGCATCGTGCATCTCAAGTTCGACAAGAGCGGTCACACACCCGAAGGCAGCGTGGCCGGCAAGGCGCTCGAAAACTGGCCGGCGGAACAGGTGAGCGGCTTCGTTCTGGCCGCGGTGCGGCGCGAAAAGAAGATCCTCGCCACCCTGGCGGAGTTTGGGCCGGGCTACGAAGCGATGCTCAAAGCGCATCCAAACTTAAAGAGCGTGCGCATCTGCAAGAACCACGCGCAGATCATGGCGTTGGTGGACGCGTTGGAGCACGTTGTACCGGTCACCGCTGACCAGAAGCGTGCCGCGTTCGACATGCTCACGCAGATGGCGGTGGAGCGACAGCAAGCGATCAACGCGGATCATCCGATCGTGCAGGAGTTTTGGGAGCTGTTCGATCACCTCAATGAAACGGATCAGGGCGAGAAGCTCAATCACAGTCGTGACGATGATCTGATAGCGGTGAGCCTGCCGGAGTTTCAGGGCCGCGCTACACAATTTGGGTTAAAGGCTCCCACATATGGTGAACTCAAGCGCTTACTGCCAGAAAGCCGGGCGCGTAAATTTGTCGCGTATCGCACGGTGAACAGTGCCATCCGTATCGTGGAAGGTCGCGGCGTGTCAGTGAAATGCTGGGTGTTTCGTCGCGATCGTGCATCGTCGACGATGCGCGATTGATGAAGATTGTGAACGATCGAACCTGTGCAACAAATGCATGAATGCACGATACGTGCAGAGAATCGTGCAGCGACTCTTGTGGTGTCGACCATGATTGGTGTGTCTGTGTGGGATGTAAGCGCGCCGGCTGATATTCTGACGCGCAATTTCTTGCGAGAACAAACTCGGCACGTGTGAAGCGTGACCGAGCTGCCCACAACGATTAGTCAAAACAGGGAAACACCATGATCTTGATGGCTCACCATCTCACGGAATTGATCGCGCCCGCTGCGGAGCTGATTCGTCACGTGGAAGCGTTGCGTCAGCGCATCGATGCGCTGGATGCAGCTTCGACGGGCATCGCCGAAGGCATGCGCCGAAACGTGCTGCACCCTGACGCGGCCTATCAGCTTCTGGATGTGATCAGCGCGGACCTTAAGGCGCGCGCTGATCTGTTGTTGCAACTGCTTAGCAGTAAGTAAGATCGCTTTAATTGGGCGCCCGAGCGGGCGCCCAATTACGCAGCTTTAAGTTCTTGGGGATTCGATACTTCGCTTGAACGTAGCTTGTCGAGATAGTCGGCCCAGGCCTGCATCATCTTCTTGCGCTCGGCCAAGTATTGCGCTTTGTTGTAGATCCCGCGCACGCGATTCCGATCCTTATGTGCGAGTTGACGCTCGATTGCATCCTCGTCCCATCCCGCCTCGTTTAATGCGGTGCTAGCCATGTGGCGGAATCCGTGTGTGACGATCAGTCCTTTGAATCCGAGTGCATGCAAAGCGCCGTTAACAGTGTTTTCTGACATGGGGCGAAGCGCCGAACGTTCACCGGGAAATAGATAGCGGCCTGCACCGGTAAGGGCATGCAGTTCCCGCAACAGTTGCACAGCCTGTCGGCTCAAGGGGACGATATGGGGTTCTGCCTTGGCTTTCTTGGCCTTGCGCATCTTCAGCCTGGTACCTGGCACAGTCCACGTGGCCCGTGACAGATCCACTTCACACCATTCGGCATAACGCATCTCTCCTGGGCGCGTAAACACCAGTGGCGCAAGCTTGAGGGCGTAGCGTGTGATGTGCGTCCCTCGATATCCGTCTATGGCGCGTAGCAATTCGCCGATTTGAGTTGGATCGGTGAGGGTGGGGAAGTGGGAAGTTTCTGCCTGTGGGATGGCGCCTACGACATCTGCAGCTGGGTCGCGCTCTGCTAGCCCTTGCCGAATAGCAAAGCGAAATATCTCACTGAGATAGTTGCGTGTGCGATGCGCAGTTTCAGTCGCACCTCGCTCATGGATGCGTTGCATGATCGATAGGATCTGCGGTGGGGTGACTTCGCTAATTGGGATCGAACCAAGCCATGGGAAAACATTGTTCTCAAGCCTGCTTAGCACGCCCCGCGAATAACTAGGTACCCAATCGCTGCTCTTATGAGTAAACCAGGCACGTGCAACTACTTCCAGACTATTCTCACTGGCCAGTTCGCGTGCAAGACGATCCACGCGTCGTTGCGTGCTTGGATCTATACCTGAAGCAATAAGCTGACGAAGTCGATCACGTTCAACACGCGCATCGGCCAAGCTGACTTGCGGAAACACACCGAGACTGATCATCTTCGGTTGCTTTTTCAGATGCCGGTATTTGAGCCGCCAGTACTTTGCTCCGTTTGGCATCACCTGCAGATAGAGGCCCTTGCCAGCGGCAAGTCGGTACATCGCTTCTCGTGGCTTTGCATTTTTCGCAGCCAGCGCTGTCAGTTCCGTCATTTGTCGCTCCTATGCCGCCAATTTCGTTACGTTGGTGGTATCTGGCCGATTTGCTGACGACTCGGCAGATTTGTACCACCAAAGATACTACCAGCTGGCGTGAGCTTTGGTGAGAAGAGCTGAGAGGAGGAGAGAAGAAAGGTAGCCAAATTTCCGAAGAAAATGGCCACTTTTGGAGGGATGTGAGAAGTGCTGCGACGTGCTGAGAGGGATAAGTGGTGGGCCCACCAGGATTCGAACCTGGAACCAAGGGATTCGCGTGTTCCAAAGGTTTCCCTCTGGCGCGGACTATCTCTTCACCCTCCGGCGTTTTGCAACGCGCGGGTGGGGTGCGGGACGCTCGAGCCTGTTATCAAGGGCGCTGTAGCCCTCAGGTAGTCTCTGCACCTTCCGGCGGTGTACCGCCGGCTTGGCTCAGGGTTGCCGCCGATCCGCTGGCGCGTCGCTGCGGGTTCCCTGAATTCATCCCGTTCCCGTTCGC